CAGGCTTTCTAGTTTGGTTAAGCCAAGGTTTAGGAACCAGACTCTCCAAGAAGTCCACGAACGATAACCAATCCGTACATATCTGGACGAACCATTTTCTTCGCATAGCGAGTCATGACTCCCTTACGAGGAACGAAGTCTTCTGGTCCAAAGATGGTTGGAGTAGTTTGGAGTGGAACGTATGGTGCATATACATAACCAGACTCTAAGAAAGAAGATCCGATACGAGCAACCAAAATAACGTTACGTGGGAAGTAAGGATCAACGACAACGTCAAACTTACGGTTCAAAGAACCAACCTTAACAGCACCGATGTCGCCTTTGTCAGCATCAGCAGTAACGTTTGCACGGAAACCAGCAGTGAACTCAAGAATGTTAGCAACCTCAGGGCCACAAACGATATGAGAAGCACCACCACGAAGTGTCTTTCTGTGGATTTGAGCAGAAACATCATTGATAGTTTCAACAAGAGTCTCGTACCACTCAGAAACTGTACCAGTGAAATCAGGAGCAGCTGTGTTAGCACCAATTTCAGCACCAGTTTCGCGGTTTACAAACAAACCAGGTGAGCGAGACCAGTAGTAAGTAGCAGCAGTTGCACCATTTACAAGGTCAGCCAAGATTTCACGATCAATTTCAAGAGCGATTTGCTCAGAAAGGATAGAAGTCAACTCAACCTCAGCATCAATGTTGTGGTAAGCGTTCAAGTCTTGTCCCAATTCAGGAGTCCACTTTGCTTTCAACTTTTTAGTTTGAGCTGTGATTGCGATAGAGTCTACTTTGATGTCGATCTCTGGGATCAGCTCATTTCCTTCGAGAGGATAGTTGAATCCAGCGATGGCGCCTTTGTCACCACTGAGAGTATCAAGTTGATCCTTCACGGGCATTGCCAGATATCCTGCTGAGGCAGTGGTAGCCAACTGAGTACCGGCGTCCAAAGTGTGAGATCCAGAAGTAACTGTAAAAACAAAACGAATTGCTTCTTTTGCAGTCAAAGCATCAGCAGCAGCAACCTTTTGAGTTAAGCGACGAACTTGAGTCAAACCAGTGATATCGGCAAGATCTGCGATCATTGATGCCATTTCTGTGGTGTCAGCGACGAATGCAGACAAGTTATCAAAGTCTGGGTCACCCGCTGTTGATGAAATGTTTTCTTTTTCGATATCAACAACAACTACATGCTTAGCACTATCAGTAATACTCAAAAGATCTGGGTCATACTGGATATATTTAGAATTAGTGTTTGATACAGCACCATCCAAATCAAAGATAGCAGAGAAGCCATCGGCAGCAGCAATTTGAGCAGATGAACCAGTTGCCGAAGCGTAAGCATAACCAACTTGACCGTCGCGACCAGGACCGCTAAAACCAGCTTTTATAAAAGCATCTAGCAAGTTAACACCGTCAGCGACGCCCTTAGCTACCTTGTCAGTACCATAGATTGAAGCATCAACAGAGTTTCCTAAGCGATCAGCAGCAGCAGAACCATCTCCGATGTTTGCTCCAAAAGTGAAGTCAAGGAAGAAGATCAAACCAGAAGGCAAAGACATTGGCTGAACAGATACAAGATCGTTGGCAATTAATCCAGCGAATACACGACGGACGATTGGGAAAGCAACAGCGGCGAAACCTTCAACGTCACCAGAAGTCATAGTGTTAGCTTCTTTCAACAAAGATTTTGCTTGGTTTTCAAGCAATACAGCCATGTTTTGTTGTTGAGACTCATTAAGTCCCTCAAGAAGACCAGTTGCGGTCCACTTGTTTAAAAGAGCAGCACCTTCTTGTTGCAAGTTGCGATTGACGATGCCCTCTGTAAGAGTTTCGATAAGACATTTTATTTCTCCTATTTTTTAATGCCTGCAAGTTTCTGCATCTTTTCTAAGAAAGGATCAGCAGACTTGCTTTCGTTAATGTTTTGTCTTGAATTCAGCATAGAACTTAAGTTCGACCTACGGTTGACGGACTCGCTAAGTGATTGTGGACCTTTCTTCTGAGAAGGGGTAGATCCCACTGTAGCTCTGAGTGTCTCATGAAGTCTTTTAGCTTCCTTCGGAGACTCCGCATTAGCAATGGCTTCGACAATTTTGTTTTTTTGTCGCTCATTCAGGGAGGCATCG